ATGAAACAAAGAATCATAGAAAAGATTGTCAATGGAACTCCTGATTTAAAGTATTATGCTTTTGACTGGGATGACAATATAGTTCATATGCCAACTAAGATCTATACACTTTCGGACGAAGGTGAGGAGGTTGGTATTTCAACTGAAGATTTTGCAGTTTTAAGAGAGAGAATAGGAAAAGAACCCTTTTCATATAAGGGTGATACTATTGTTGAGTTTGCTGAAGATCCTTTTAGAGATTTTTCTGTGAGAGGAGACAAACAGTTTTTGATAGACTCTTTAAGGGCTAAACCAGGTCCTGCTTGGGATGACTTTGTTGAATCTATTAACAACGGATCTATTTTTGCGATAATCACCGCGAGGGGTCATCATCCTGAGACAATCAAAAATGCAATTTATAACATGATCATCAAAAACTACGAAGGTCTTAGTAAAGATCAACTCATTAAAAATCTTAAAAAATACCGTGAGTTTGCAGGAGACGATGAGATGAATGACACTGAACTCATAAAATCATATTTAGAGATGAACAGATATCATCCTGTAAGTTTTGGTGATGATGTAGGGGCTTCCAAACCCGAAGAACTCAAGGTAAAGGCAATGGAAGATTTTGTCTTGTATGTTAAAGGAATGGCTGGTTTACTACAAAAAAAGGCATTTCTTAAGAAGGGCTTGGCATTTAAGTTTGCTCCAGTTAAATTACCTACTATTGGTTTTTCAGATGATGATGAAAGAAATGTAGAAGTAATGAAAAGACATTTTGAAAAAATAGATGAGCCAATTAAAACATACTCTACTAAAGGAGGAATAAAAAAAGAATACTAGATAAGAGCCTAGTGAAGATATAAAAATTTTGAGAATTAAGTCAAGAGAAAAATTTTTCACTTAGCCACTATTTATATTAAAGATAAAAAATAAAAGAAAGAAAGTACTATGGCAGATTTATTGATGAAAATGCCCATACCCTATGAACCTAAAAGACAAAACAGGTTCATTTTGAGATTTCCCTCAAACTTGGGTATTAATGAATGGTTTGTAGAATCAACTGCACGTCCACACATTAGAATTGGGTCAACTGAAATTCAGTTCTTAAACACCTCAACTTATGTTGCTGGTAGATTTAACTGGGAACCAATTCCTGTTGTGTTCCGTGATCCTATTGGACCCTCAGCGGCTCAGGCTCTAATGGAGTGGGTTCGTCTTCATGCGGAATCAGTAACTGGTCGTATGGGATATGCGGCAGGATACAAAAAAGATATAGATCTCGAGATGTTGGACCCAACTGGTGTTGTTGTTGAAAAATGGATACTTTATGGTACTTTCTTAACGGACGTTAACTTCAACCAATTATCTTATTCACAAGATGCATTGGCAACCATTTCTACAAGTTTGAGAATGGATCGTTGTGTATTGATATACTAATAGTGTTTACAAATTTTTAAACATAAATATTTTTAACCGTAGAGCCAATCTCTACGGTTTTTTTATATGGATCAGAACACACAACAGTACTCACAACAAGAATTTACAATACCACACGATGTGGTACCACTTCCTTCCCAAGGAGTTTTTTACAGAAATAAAAAGAAAACACTCAAAGTGGGGTATCTAACAGCCTCGGATGAAAATATCCTAATGGCTGGTGGTAGTGATATGACAATCAATCTCCTAAGAACCAAGATTTTTGAAAGTGATCTTCGTCCTGAGGAACTTATTGAAGGTGACATTGAAGCAATCTTAATTTTTCTAAGAAACACTGCCTTTGGTCCTGAAATGAATCTAAGTTTAACGGATCCTGTAACGAGCAAACCATTTAGTGCGAATGTTAGATTAGATGAGTTAGGTATTATTAAAGGTCAAAATCCTGCAGAAGATGGAACATTTACCGTTCAACTTCCGATGACACAGATTACGGTAAAGTTAAAGCCCTTAACTTATGGACAAGTGGCGGAAATAGGTACAATGGCGGATGCATACCCTCAAGGAAGAGTTGTACCAAGAAGAACATGGAGACTGCAAAAAGAAATCATTTCACTTAACGGAAATGAAGACAAAGGTGAAATAGCAAAATTTATTGAGACAATGCCCATTGCCGACTCTAAGTTCATTAAGAAGTTCATGAACGAAAATGAACCTAGATTAGATTTAAAAAGAAGTGTTATGGCCCCGTCTGGAGAAAAACTTACAGTGAATGTGGGTTTTGGGGTCGACTTTTTTCGCCCTTTCTTCTGAGTATAGAAAAGGGCAAATTGACGAGTTTTATTATTTAGCAAAACTTTTAAACATTACATATTCAGATTTTCTGAGTATGCCTGTGTTTATGAGAAAGTATCTTTTAAACAAGTGGATGGAGGAGAATGCTCCAAAAAATTAACAAAAATCTATTTATATAGAAATAATCTTAAATGGCACAAAATCCCGGAGATGTTGATGAGGTAAAAGGCGCGTTTGATGAATACAAAAAACTTGTACCAACGCTTGAAAATATTATCAATAATGTTAGTAGTCTTTTTGATCAGATAAACGCGGTTAATAAAGCATTTGGAGAAGGTAGATTAAGAGCAACCGAGTTCTCTACCGCTATCAGTGATAGCGTTGCGGGTGTAATACGTGTTGGTGGTGAGGTCAATGAAATAAGTCAAACAATAATTGATATTGCTGCGGGTGCAAGAAGAAACATTGTTGCAACAACAGAAACTATTGTAGAGTTAACCGCTGCGTCTAAGGCACTTGGTGATTTCAACATTGAAAATATTACAGAAAGTTTTTTAAGGGTTGGTATTGGAATTGCAGATATTGGTGAAAACATTGAAGAATCAATATTGTATGTACAAAGTATTGGTTTAAACACTGAAAGTGTAATGTCGGAAGTTGTCCGTAATATGGAGACAATGAACCGATTTAATTTCGAAGGGGGGGTTGTAGGGTTTACCAAAATGGCTGCACAGGCTTCAATGTTGAGGTTTGATATGAGACTTACTTCTGAGTTTGCAGACAAAGTCATGAATCCTGAAGGTGCTATTCAAATGGCGGCAGCATTTCAAAGACTTGGTGTTGCGGCGGGTGATTTAGTTGATCCATTTGTGTTAATGGATAAGTCAATTAACGATCCTGCTGGATTACAGGATTCACTGATTGAAATGACTAAACAATTCACATATTTTGATGAAAAAACAAACGCATTCAAAATAAATCCTGGTGGTATTCGTTTGATGAAAGAACTAGCCGAGGCATCGGGTGTTTCTTTTGAACAAATGTCAAAGACTGCATTAGCCGCTGCGGACTTAGATCGTAGACTTTCCGAAATTGACTTTAGTATTGATGCCTCTGAGGAGGATAAAATGTTGGTTGCAAACATGGCAAAAATGGGTGAGGGTGGAGAATACTTTGTCGAAATTCAAAACCAACGAGGTACCCTTGAACAAAAGAAACTTACAGACCTAACCCAAACTGAATTCGAAAAACTTAGAGAACTACAAGAAACCCGTCCCAAAACAATTGAAGACATATCGAGATCTCAACTTTCTACCACTGAATTGATGAGGAGAGATATTCAAGCGTTACCATTACAACTGGCATATGCTTTAGCTGGACAACAAGGGATAATAAGATTGACCGAAGCGTCAAGAAGACTATTTGATACTGTGGTTGGAGGAGCTTACGATGAGGGATCTTTGGTTCCGAGTGGTAGAGATATGAGGGGGATGTTTGAAGGTGTCGGTGATAGTCTTAAAGATATTATTATTGACGCCGCGGGTGGAAGTACCGATGCATTACAAAAGGCTTACGACAGTCTAATGGATCAAAATATTCCTGAAGCAATTAAAGAACGACTGCAAACATATTTAGATGGACTTAACTTTGAAGGTGGAACAAGATCTACAGAAGAAAGGTTTTTAGAAAGCGGGTTAGAAAAACTTAAAGGTCTAACCGGTAGTGCTGGTCTTTCCTCAACAGTAACTGAAAACAAAAATGTTAATTTTGGTGGGTCTTTTACAATCAGAGTAGAAGGACAACAAGGGTTAGATACTAAGGCGTTGTCTGATTATATCAACACTCAAGAGTTCAAACAAAAAATGACTTTAGTTATACAAGAAGAAATGAAAAAACAAAACCGGCCGATTCGGTAAAAAATAAAAAAAATCTATTTATAAATAAAAAGGAATGCCAAGTCCGTTAAATTTTCCAAACTCAGAAGTTTTTAGGAAAAAACTTATTGTTAGAAATTTGGTGCCTTACATAAAATCGCCTGGAGGTGTAACACAACCAACAAATTACGAGACAATTCTTAGGGATATGTCACCTGTCGACAGTCCTGACAGTTTTATAGACCTACCAACATTTGCGAATAATTTATATCCATTGAATCAATATGGACAATATTTAGGATACACACAAGTAAGGGATGTTAACACTCTCAAAAATACTCGATCTAACGAAGGGGAATATGGGTTTGATGATGCCGATAAGTTAGGACAGGGATTTCAAGCCGCACTCCAAGGGTTTCCTGGTGTTCAAGGTCCTTGGAAACCATTGAATGCGTATGCTTCAACCGATCAGCTATTAGACTCTGCTGAGTTTTTTACAAGTTTAGAAATATTACAACAAAACAACGGAAGAAGTACAAATTCTCAACCATATCCAAACTTTAATCCCTCCTCATACAGTGCAATATCCCTTTTGTTACAAAATGACCCATTGGGATCAAATGGACTATTATCAAGTGATTCTTTTTTAGCGAAAATCGGGTCAGGTTTTTACAAACTACAAGTACAAAAAAATATTCAAAGACAAATAGAACAAGAAACTATCGGTCGGGCAAATTTTTTGAACGTAAATGGTGGTGAAGATATCTATGCGTTAATAACAGGAAGAGTCCCCCTTTTAGAACCTAACTATACTATAACCGTTTCACCAGGGTTAGTCGGAGGTGCCGCACAGATTATAAACCGTCTATCAGGAACCTATGCGCCCTTCTCAACTATACCGGGGGATTATTTTCAACCACCTGCAAGATTAGGTTCTACTACACAACAACTTGCGGGTGCATATGCTGGAGCCAATCTATTCTCAGGTATCGGAAGATTTTTTGCGAGATTAGCGGGTTCCACAAAAAGTGGTTCTGAGTTATTCTTAGAAAATACGGGAACAGGTCAAAAGTCTTTGTTATTTAGAAATCTTGAGTTTAATCAGTTTAAACCTGGTTACGATAGAACCATATTTGATAGGGTCGCTGGCGTACTAAGGGGTGCTCGTGAACAGAATAGTGATTTTTACATTGGTTCTGTTAAAACTGAGCCAAGTAACATTTTATCACCTGTAGGAGATTTACCTGTAGATCAGTTTGGTAGAGAGGTAAAAGCACCTGTTTACGGACCAAATGAAATTGCCCAACTTTATGAGGGACCTGGTCAAGCTCTTAGTTTAGGAGCAAATGCTAGCTCACTTATAAGCCAAGGAAGTGTCGAAGGAGGTTTTACTTGGGTGTCGCCAAAATTTAAAGGTAATGCGGGAAAATATGTAGGACCTGGCGGTGATCCTGTAACCGAAGATCCTGACTTTAGTCCCGCTGGATATCAACCCACTGAATCAACAAACTTTACCTTTAGACAAGGATCCATTATGGATGATACACAACGTCTCATTGATTCACAACCAAGAGGTGGTAGGAGGTTACAACACGTAGGGAATGCTATCGATCAAGTATCTAAGGTTTTCAATGATGGGTATAAAGAAATTACCAAAGGATCAAAAGTTATTAGATATGTCGGAGAGATAGGTCAAGAACGAGGAGCAGAATACTGTCGTATATTTACAAAAGATACACCATACCTTCAATATAATGATCTTCAGAAAACTGACGGAATGACAACCGAAGGTAGAAAGTTTGCATATTCTATCTTAGACAAAACTTACAACCTTAACATCGCACCCAACAAAATGGAAGGTGGTCAGGCATCAACAAATTTGATTCCTGGTATAGACGGATACGCAAAAAAATATATGTTCTCAATCGAAAACTTGGCTTGGAGAACATCAAACAGACCAGGATTTACTTGGGCGGATCTTCCAGTTTGTGAAAGAGGTCCTAATGGCGGTAGAGTTATGTGGTTTCCTCCATATGCTTTGACTTTTAGTGAAAACATCAGATCAGGATTTAAATCAACAGACTTTATAGGTCGTCCTGAACCCGTGTTCACATACAATAATACTTCAAGGACGGGATCATTATCATGGAAAATAGTTGTAGACCACCCATCGGTGTTAAACCTCATTGTAAATCGTGTTTTGTCTGATGAAACAACCAAAAGTCGTGTTGATAGTATTTTAGACTCATTCTTTGCCGGTTGTAGAAAATATGATTTATATGAACTAGCTCAGAGATATTACACCATTAACCCAAATGATTTATTTGAAATTCAAAAGAAGATCCAATATAAAGACATCACTACTGAGGAAATCAGATATCTTACAAATACTATTCAAACGGGTTCTGATACAACAACAGGTGGTGGTACTAATGGTGGGGGTAACACCAATACAAGTTCAAACACCTCGCAAACGGCTGTTGATGGGGATTTCAAAAAATATATATCAATGGCTTATTACTACGACAATGATATTCCAAAGCCAGATGTCGCGGTTCAACCATATCAGATTTACTACAACGCCTACACATCATCAACCATAAAACAAGAATACCAAAATAATTCAAACGACAAAGAAGGGGTGGCGTTATTCTTTAAAGAGGTAATTGAAGATAATAAAAGTCAATTGGACGAGATGTTGGTTAGACTCAATAGTGAGTTAAAAAACAATCAGTATCTGTTGGTTGAAGTCCTATTAGAAAGTAGTGCCTCAGCTCCCGCCAGTGATACATATAATATTTCTTTGTCACAAAGAAGGATGACTTCAGTTGTTGAATATATTACAGGGTTCCAACAATTGGGTCAGTATCTCAGTGCGGGAAGACTTAACCTTGTCACTGGTAGAACTCTCGGAGAAAGTGCAACAGTAACACCAATAAGTAGAACATCATCTTTTAACACATTCCAATGTGACTCAAGACTTGTGGGTGATTCACTAGCACAATCAAATGCTGAGGTATATTCTGTAAATGCCATGGCATGTAGAAGAACAGCCATTAAAAATATTACACTAAGAGATACGTCACCGGTAAAACAGTCTTCGAGAATAGATCCAACGGATCCAAGAGTTGTTGAACAGGTAACCTCTAATGTTGACAGAAAAACTGTCACACAACAAATCGTTACCGATGAAACTGTTTTGAGGGATAATATAACTAAAAGAGTTCTTAGAAATCTTTTAACTGAGTGTGATTACTTTGAGGTGATAAAACAAGAGACACCAATGGTTTATGATAACCTTAAAGAAAAGTTGAAGTTTTTTCACCCAGCGTTTCACTCAATGACACCTGAGGGATTAAACTCAAGACTTACTTTCCTCCAACAGTGTATGAGACCTGGGGATACTATCCCGACAGTAGCTGTTGACAAACAAGGTAATCAGACTTTACAATTCAACAATGCTGTCAATACCTCATTTGGTACACCACCGATTCTTGTGTTAAGAGTTGGAGACTTTTGGCACTCTAAAATCGTACCAGAATCCCTACAAATTACTTATGAAGAGTTAGATTTGAATCCTGAAGGGATTGGGGTTCAACCGATGATCGCGAATATTTCGTTTTCATTTAACTTTATTGGTGGACATGGTCTTAAGGAGTCTGTTGACAAGTTACAAAACGCTTTAAGTTTCAACTACTACGCTAATACTGAAATGTATGATGACAGAGCAGATGTTACTGATACAAGTTATCAGATATTAGACAAGGAGTTTTTACAAGCCCTCAACATTGAAGTTCCGCCGCCAACCATTAACCAAGTGGAAAACAATCAACCACAGAGTAATTTGGAGACTATTGGTAGAATTTTAACAACAAATGTTCTACAAACGACAACAACAGGAACTACTGAATATAAATCATTTATGACCAATCTTGTTGGTGGTAGCCAAACATATTTTAATACCATAGTTTCCAAAAACAAAGACGTGTTACGACAATACAACAATGCGGTAAGACAATCCTTTGCAATCACAAGAAGATATGTTGATGGGGCTGTATTAGCAAACGGGACTGGGTCTAATGTCAGCCTCTATGGTAAGCCTTCATCGTTCGAAAACGTTATCAATAAAGTCTTTGCAGATTATTTAAATAATATAAAAAATGACACAGATGGATTCATTGTTTGGTTAAGTGATCCGAGTAAAAACTTTAACAAAAAAGTAATCAGACAAGTTAAAGATAATATGACCGTTTTTGTTAAACAAAAACAAAACGAATTCGCCAGCGGATTATCAACCATTATACAAG